AAAAAAAACCCGACAAAGCGTTAACAAAGTCGGGCAAAAGTCTCACGGAGAGGGGAAGGAATTAAACCCCCCACTTGATTTATAGCGCACATAGTGTATAAAGTAAAGCATCGGATGAGGCTTACATAAATGACATTACACATAGAACCTGAAATAGGCGTACCGTTCTCGCCTAAAATACCATACATTGATTTGCGCGAGCGTATAGAAGCAATGTGCAACTCTGCTATGGAATTGCGCCCGCATGGTCTGGAAATAGAAGAACCCACCCACGAAGAACGCGAACGTGCTGCTACACTAGTAGGGCATTATGCCGACGACGAGAAAGGGACATCTAAACAGGTCACTAACAAACGTGCCTCAACTTTGACTTCCGCAGCCTTGCTATACACTGCTGGCATACTCCAAGAATATGGACACTCCGTTGCAGAGTCTAGCGCAGCTATACGTCACTTAGTTACTAACAAGCTTATAACTGAGACAGAAAACACAGACCCAAGAGTGCGACTAAAAGCCCTTGAGCTACTAGGCAAGATATCAGACGTTGGGTTGTTCAGCGATAAGACCGAAGTTACGATTACGCACAGGACTACCGACGAGCTCAAAGTGCAGCTACGCAACAAGTTAGAGAAACTCATAAACCCAGAGCCAGAAGTGCTTACACTCAAGTCGTCCTCAGGTGAGGAAACTATCATAGATATCGACGAGGAACTAGGTTCATAATGGCCGCTCGTGCTGAACTAGATTTTACCCCCGAAGAAATCCAAGTAATGTTGGACAACTTAGATAGCTTTACGGAAGACCAAGTTGTCGAGATAGACCGTATGGTCTCTGAATTATCCCAGCGCAAAGCTAACCAAGCCTGTTACAACGACCTGCTTACGTTTGCTAAACGTGCATTCCCCGAGTACATCATAGGGCGCCACCACAGGATTCTAGCTAAGCAGCTAATGGCAATAGAATCAGGCAATAAAGACCGTATTTGCGTCAATATGCCCCCTAGACATGGTAAATCCATGCTAGTTTCGACCATATACCCTGCGTGGTTCCTTGGCAGAAACCCGACAAAACAAATAATGATGGTGTCCCACACGACCGATTTGGCAGTAGATTTTGGCCGTAAAGTGCGTAATTTAGTGGATTCGCCAGTATTTCGTGAGATATTCCCCACGGTTACACTCGCTAAGGATAACAAGTCAGCAGGTAGGTGGAATACTAGTTTAGGGGGCATATTCTATGCCTGCGGAATCGGGTCATCTATTGCTGGTCGTGGTGCTGATTTACTACTTATCGACGACCCACACTCCGAGCAAGATGTACTAAACGGCAACTTTGACGTGTTCGACAAAGCGTACGAGTGGTTTGCGTTTGGTGCAAGAACGCGACTAATGCCGGGTGGACGCGTAGCGGTAATTGCTACTCGATGGCACAAGTCTGACCTAACAGGGCAGCTCCTACGAGACATGGCGAAAAACCCGAAGTCTGACCAATACGAGGTTGTAGAGTTCCCTGCCATACTAGAAGTTGAGAATAAAGAAACAGGGCTCATCGAAGAGAAACCACTATGGCCTGAGTTTTTCGACTTAGACGCACTACTGCGTACTAAAGCTTCAATGCCTGTGTTCCAGTGGAACGCACAGTACCAACAAAACCCCACGGCGGAAGAAGGCTCTATCGTTAAGCGCGAGTGGTGGTCAAGGTGGGAAGAGGACGAGCCGCCCGATGTTGAGTATATTATAATAACTGCAGATACGGCGGCCGAACTCAAGAACAAGAATGACTATAGTGTGTTCACTATATGGGGCGTGTTCAACAACGAGGAGAACAACTCTACGGACATAATGGGTCTGGACATGATTAAGAAACGTATGGAATTTCCCGAGCTCAAAGACTTAGCGTACGAGCTGTACAAGAAGTGGGAACCAGATTGTTTCATCGTTGAGAAGAAGTCCTCAGGCGTTGCCCTGTATCAGGAAATGAGACGTACTGGCTTGCCGATACAAGAATTTACCCCTCACAGAGGAAGTGGTGATAAACTAGCCAGACTTAACTCAGTTGCAGATATCGTACGGTCTGGGTTAGTATGGTTACCACGTACTAGGTGGGCAGAAGAGATAATGGAAGAAATCGCGGAATTTCCGTTTGGTGCAAACGACGACATTGTTGACGCTACCACCATGGCTCTATCTAGGTTTCGAAGCGGTGGGTTTATAAGATTACCCAGCGACGAGGAAGATGAAGACAAATACTTTAAAAGCAAGCGCGGCGGATACTACTAGGATAAAATGATGGCTATTGAAAAAAGTTTATATGAAGCTCCACAAGGACTAGAAGATAGTCTATCAGATGACGACGAAATAATCGGGCTAGAGCTCGAACTAGAGATGCCGACGGTTGAGGAGTTCGAAGATGGCTCTGTAGAAATCACGTTAATAGCGGACGACAAAGAAGACGAGCTTGCGAATGCTCCGTTCGACGCTAACCTCGCTGAGTATATAGACGACACAGAACTAGCGACTATGGCCTCAGAACTTATGGGGGAGATTAGTAGTGACATAGAAAGCCGCAAAGAGTGGGCAGAGACATTCGTCAAAGGTTTAGAATTACTAGGGTTTAAGCACGAAGAACGTACCCAGCCGTGGGAAGGCGCCTGTGGGGTGCACTCACCCATACTGGCGGAAGCAGCCATACGATTCCAAGCGGAGACCATGAGTGAGACATTCCCCGCAGCAGGGCCAGTAAAGACCAAGATATTAGGCGAAGAGAACCGTGAGAAGATAGACGCCGCCGAGCGCGTACGGGCCGACATGAATTACCAGTTGACCGAGAAGATGGTCGAGTATCGGTCAGAGCATGAACGTATGTTATATGCCTTGGGTTTGTCAGGCTCCGCGTTTAAGAAAGTGTATTTTGACCCGAACATGGGTAGGCAGGCGGCTAATTACGTCCCAGCAGAAGATGTTATTGTGCCATACGGTGCGTCTAACATAGAAAACGCAGAGCGCGTTACTCACATCATGCGTAAGACCAAGAACGAGGTCTTAAAACTACAAGCTAGCGGGTTTTATCGAGATGTAGACTTAGGTGAACCTGAACCGTTCCACACAGATATAGAAGAAAGAAAAGCTGAGGAAGATGGGTTTACACTGACCGACGACAACAGATTTGCACTATTTGAATCACACGCCGACCTCGTGATTGAGGGTTCAGGCGACAGTGAAGACGGGATAGCCCGCCCGTACATAGTCACAATAGAGCGAGGTACTAACGAGGTACTAAGTGTTCGCCGTAACTGGCAGGAAGGCGATGAGCTTAAACTAAAACGTCAGCACTTCGTACACTACGTATACGTGCCGGGCTTCGGGTTTTATGGACTAGGACTAATCCACATAGTTGGCGGGTATGCTCGCGCAGGTACATCTATTGTACGCCAGCTAGTTGACGCGGGTACACTGTCTAACTTACCGGGCGGACTAAAAGCCCGAGGTATGCGGATTAAGGGTGATGATACACCTATTGAGCCGGGCGAGTTTAAAGACGTAGATGTGCCAAGCGGTACCATACGTGACAACATTATGATGCTGCCATACAAAGAGCCTAGCGGTACTTTGTTCCAACTACTGCAGACTATTACTTCTGAGGGCCGTAGGTTAGGCGCTGTTAGTGATACGAACATATCAGAGATGTCAGCTAACGCCCCAGTAGGTACTACTCTAGCAATCCTAGAGCGCGTGTTAAAGCCTATGGCGGCAGTGCAGTCTCGCGTCCACTTTGCTATGAAGTTAGAATTTAAACTACTCAAGCGTATTATATCCGAGAACGCTCCGCAGGATTATGAGTACTTACCAGAGCGCGGTGAGGCGTCAGCACGTGTAAGCGACTACATGATGGTTGATGTTATACCTGTATCTGACCCGAACAGCTCTACTATGGCTCAGCGAATAGTGCAGTACCAGACGGTTATGCAGATGGCGGCTGCAACACCAGAGATATACGACCTACCACAACTACACCGCCAGATGATAGAAGTGCTAGGCATAAAGAATGGTGAGAAGTTAGTACCTATCGAGTCCGACATGAAGCCTAAGGACCCTGTTAGCGAGAACATGGACGCCCTCATAAACACACCTATGAAAGCATTCGAGTATCAGGACCACGAAGCCCACTTAACTACACATACATCGTTCATGCAAGACCCGATGATGATGCAAATGATTGGTCAGAACCCACAAGCCCAGCAGATTATGGGTGCCCTGCAGGCGCACATGGCGGAGCATTTAGGGTTTAGTTATCGTAAGAAGATAGAAGACAAACTAGGTGTTAAGTTACCACCTATGGGCCAAGAGCTACCTGAAGAGATAGAGATTGAACTATCACGTGTTATGGCGGAAGCTGGACAGCAGAACACACAAGCTAACCAGCAGCAAGCCGCGCAAGCACAGGCTCAAGAACAGGCTCAAGACCCAGTTATGCAGCAGAAGCAGATGGAGCTACAGATTAAACAACAGGAGCAGCAACGTAAAGGACAAGAGTTCCAAGCAGATGCTATGCTGAAAGCTCAAGAGTTGGAGCGTAAAACAATCAAGGACCAAGTTGATGCTCGCCTGAAGGTTAAACAGTTAGAGCTAGATAGAGAGGAGATAGCACTAGACGCCCAAGAAGCAGGGGTCAAACTACGTCAGTCAGAGGTTATGGACACTAACAACCTAGACTTAGAATTAGCAAATATGCTACTACAAGCACGTAAAGACAGAGGGGGTCAGTAATGGCCGAAACAGTATTTAGTGTACTTAAAAAACAGATTAACGAAGAAGTTACAAGCCATTCCGATTTTGTAGCGGGTGGTAGCTGTAAAGACTTTTCAGATTACAAACTGGTGGTGGGGAAGATTCGAGGTCTCAACTCCGCACTCCAAAATATAATGGACCTCGAGAAAAACTATACGGATGATGAATAATGAAACAACAAACTCAGTTAGGCGC